GAGATATGAAGTATGTAATTTCTGCACTCCAAGCTGCAAAGCCGATGCTCCTTAAAAATATCACGGACTTCGACAGCCAAGAGTTCTTGCTTAATGCTCCCGATGCTACTTACGATTTGCAGGATGGAAGCAGTAAGGAACACGAAGCCGAGGATCTGATTACCAAGATGACTGCAGTTTCTCCAAGTGAGGATGGCATGGATTTATGGAAGAAGGCACTCGACAGTTTCTTCTGCGGTGACAAGGAACTCATTGATTATGTGCAGCAGATTGTAGGACTTTCTGCCATCGGAAAGGTGTATGTCGAGGCACTCGTCATTGCATATGGAGAGGGCAGCAACGGAAAGAGTACCTTCTGGAATACCATTGCCAGGGTGCTTGGAACTTACAGCGGAACGATTTCTGCAGATGCTCTTACTGTGGGATGCAAGCGTAATGTCAAACCGGAGATGGCAGAACTGAAAGGAAAAAGACTGGTCATTGCTGCCGAACTGGAAGAAGGAATGAGACTGAATACTTCCATCGTAAAACAGCTGTGTTCCACTGATGAAGTAACAGCTGAGAAGAAGTATAAGGATCCGTTTAAATACGTGCCGACACACACCCTCGTCTTATATACCAATCATCTCCCAAGGGTGGGAGCCAATGATGACGGTATCTGGCGAAGGCTCATTGTGATTCCGTTCAATGCCAAGATTACGGGCAGCAGTGACATAAAGAATTATGCCGATTACCTTTATGAGAATGTAGGAGGTGCTGTGCTTTCATGGATTATTGATGGAGCAGCAAAAGCCATCAAAAACAAGTACAAGCTGAGGACACCAAAGGTAGTAGAGGCTGCCATCAATAAATATCGTGAGAACAATGACTGGTTCTCTGCATTTGTCGAGGAATGCTGTGAGGTGGATGCTACTTATACGCAGAAGTCGGGAGAGTTCTATCATGAGTATCGTTCCTACTGTGCAAGAACCGGAGAGTATACCAGAAGTACCACGGATTTCTATACGGCACTTGAGAATGCAGGCTTTGAGAGAAAGAGAGCAAAGTCGGGGATTACAGTGTATGGAATACGCTTAAAATCGGACTTTCTTGAGGAATAATTCATAAAAGGTGCAGGTCTGTGAATGTCTATATATAAAACCCCTTTAGGGCAGATTTTTTAGAAAAAACTACTCTATATAAAGTTTATGAAATGATATTCATAGACCTTCACTGTTAAGCAATTGGAGGTACTTATGCGAGAAAAAGAAATAGAAAAAAGACTTGTGGCAGAGGTAAAAAAGAATGGCGGTATTTGTCCGAAGTTTGTATCTCCTGGATATTCAGGAATGCCGGATAGAATCATCCTTCTTCCGAAAGGCAAGTTTGCTTTTGCAGAACTTAAGACCCCAGGGCAGAAACCGAGGGCTTTGCAGGTCGCAAGGCACAAAATTTTGATGGGACTGGGGTTTAGAGTATATGTCATTGATGGCACGGAGAAGATTGGAGGTGTGATTCGTGAAATACAATCCACATGATTATCAAAGGTATGCAACAGAATATATTGAATCACATCCGGCGGCGGCGGTCTTTCTTGATATGGGTTTAGGAAAAACAAGCATCACACTGACTGCACTTAATAATCTGCTTTTCGATTATTTTGCTGTCCATCGCATCCTGGTAGTAGCACCACTTCGAGTGGCAAGAAATACCTGGTCCGATGAGATTGAAAAGTGGGAGCATCTTCACAACCTTACCTTTGCCATTGCAGTCGGTTCTGAAAAAGAAAGACTGGAGGCATTAAAGAAACAAGCAGATATCACAATGATCAATCGTGAAAATCTGCAGTGGCTGATTGAGAAAAGTGGACAACCCTTTGAGTACGATATGGTAGTAATCGATGAGCTGAGTTCTTTCAAAAATCATCAAGCAAAACGATTTAAGGCATTGATGAAAGTAAGACCAAAGGTCAAAAGAATCGTGGGTCTTACCGGAACACCATCAAGCAACGGTCTGATAGATCTATTTGCAGAGTTTAAGATTCTGGATATGGGCATGAGACTTGGCAGATTCATCGGTCAGTACAGAAATACTTATTTCAAACCGGATAAGGTGAATGGTCCTATCGTTTATAGCTACAAGCCACTTCCCGGAGCAGAAGATGCCATCTATGAAAAAATATCGGATATCACGATTTCCATGAAGGCAGCAGATCATTTGAAGATGCCGGAACTTGTAAATACAAAGTATATGGTTCATCTGTCAGAAAAGGAAAAGAAGAAATATGAGGATATGAAAGCGGAACTTGTTCTGGCACTTCCGGAGGGAGAAATCACAGCGGCCAATGCAGCATCTCTTTCAGGAAAGTTATCACAGATGGCAAACGGAGCCGTTTATGCAGATGATGAGAGCATTCTTCCCATTCATGACAGAAAACTGGATGCACTGGAGGATATTATCGAATCTGCAAATGGGAAACCGATTCTTATTGCATATTGGTTCAAGCATGACCTTATGAGAATTGAACAGCGTCTTACTGAAAAGAAGATCCCGTTTCAGAAACTGGATAGTGATGCCAGTATGAAAAAGTGGAACAGGGGAGAGCTTCCGGTGGCACTGATTCATCCGGCATCAGCAGGACATGGCTTAAATCTTCAAAGTGGTGGTTCCACAATAGTATGGTTTGGAATTACCTGGAGCCTTGAACTTTATCAGCAGACAGTAGCTAGACTTTATAGACAAGGACAGAGTAGTGGAACCGTAACCGTGATTCATATTCTCACCGAAGGTACAGTCGATGAGAAAATCATGAAAGCACTGGCTGATAAGGACAGCACACAATCGGCACTGATCGATGCAGTAAAAGCAGAATTGTAAATCAAAGACAATCAGAGTCAATCCGAGGGAAATTTATATTTTCGGAGGTTCGGCTTATGACAGCAAGAGAATTTTTAAATCAGCCTTTTTATCTGAATAACCGTATCAATGATAAAAGAGTCAAACTGGATTGTTACAGACAGATGGCATGCAGCGTATCGTCTCCCGGCTTTGAGGAACATTACTCAAGCAACAGAAATACGAATGCACCCTTTATCAGATACTTGGAAAAGGCAGATGAACTTGAGGAAGAGATAGCAGCAGATGAAAAAGAACTGGAAAGACTGAAGACGGAGGTCAGTGTTGCAATCGATGAATTGGAAGAATCAAGCGAACAGCTTCTTCTGCATTATCGATATGTAATGTTTAAGACGATGCCTGAGATAGCAATCGCAATGCATTATTCACTTCGATGGACGAAGCGTCTTCACAGTCGTGCTTTGGAGGAATTTGAAAGAAGCCACCCCTAGGCCACCCCCCAAGCCACTCCCAGACCACGGGCACCATGCGCTATAATGTAAAATGTAGAAAAAGAATAAATGAGAGCAGAGCCTTTGTAGGAGTAATCCCGCAGAGGCTTTTGTTATGTCAAAAGGAGGTGCAGATGTGCCAAGAAGACCGAAGAGTCCTTGCAGTTATCCTGGCTGTCCAAACCTAACGGATGGAAGGTACTGTGAGGAGCATGAGAATGGAGCGAACCGTTCCTACGAGAAGTATGGCAGAGACAAAGCTGTACGCCGTAGGTATGGACGAGCATGGAAACGAATCCGTGACAGCTACGTGAAGACGCATCCGTTCTGTGAACAGTGCTTTGAGAAAGGAATCATTGTTCCGGTGGATGAGGTTCATCATAAGAAACCATTGTCGGAAGGTGGCAGCCATGACAGAAGCAATCTGATTTCTCTTTGCAAAAGCTGTCATGCCAAGATCCATGCCGAGCGTGGTGATTATCAGGGAAGCAAAAAACATCGTGTGTACAGCTATGATAAGTGACCCCAGGGGCGGTCGGAATCTTAAACACATCAAGGACCCGAGGAACGGCGTGGGGTCTTGCGTGTAAAAAAGGCGAAATCAAAAGGGTAATAAAGGAGGAACATGAGACGTGCCTACGAAATCAAATAATATAGGCGGCCGTGGAGGCAGAAGACTGGGTGCCGGACGTAAGAAATCGGCTGTAAAAGAAAAGGCAAATAACGGAAATCCGGGTGGACGAAGATTAGAGGTTCTGGATATTCCTGAAGTGGAAGGTGTGGAGATGCCAAAGCCACATGACTTTTTGTCTGCAGAACAGAGAGATGGCAGTGAACTGCAGGCTCACGAAATATATACGGAAACATGGAACTGGCTTAACAAGATTGGCTGTTCATCGAAGGTATCCCCACAGCTGTTGGAAAGATATGCGATGTGTTCTGCAAGATGGATTCAGTGCGAAGAGATGACCAATAAGTTGGGATTTCTTTCAAAGCACCCAACCACACAGAAACCTATCCCATCTCCGTTTATTAATATTGGCATCAACTATATGAACCAAGCCGTAAGGCTCTGGAATGAAATATTTCAGATTGTGAAGGAGAACTGCAGTACCGATTATGACGATGCTGCTCCGCAAAACGATTTGATGGAGAGACTCTTAAGAGCAAGGGAAGGAAGATAGCATGATTGAAAAAGTAAATCCAAGCCATCCTGATAAGGTGGCAGACAGAATAGCAGGTGCCATTGTTGATGTGGCTTATGCAAAAGAAGAAAATCCGAAGGTTGCCGTTGAGGTGCTGATTGGACATGGCTTCTGCCATGCGATTGTGGAAACCGATACCAAGCTGATTATGCGTGACATCATGGATGCCATAAAACGAATTGCGGGAGATGTGCAGCCGGACATTGTGATTGTTCCGCAGGATAAGCATTTATCGGATAACCAGTCAAAAAAACTTCGCTGTGGTGACAATGGAATCTTTAAGGGAATGCCACTGACAGAGGAGCAGAAAGAGCTCTCTAAGATTGCAAGAAAAATCTACACTTCTTATCCGCATGATGGAAAGTACATTCTGGATGAAGCAAGACTGATTATCTGTCAGAGCAACGCAAAAACTACAGATTTGAAAAACACATATCCGAATGCTGAAATCAATCCCCTTGGCGATTGGACAGGCGGCACGGATGTAGACAGCGGAGCCACGAACCGTAAGCTTGGTTCCGATATGGCAGATTCCGTAACAGGCGGCGGTCTGCATGGCAAAGACCTGTCAAAAGCAGATGTATCCGTCAATATCTACGCATTCCGAAAAGCACAGAAATTAGGCAAGCCTGTCACATTGGTGTGTGCCATCGGGGATGATACCGTAGACGGCGTTCCCTATGCAGACATTGTGGCAGAGGCAAAAGAATATATAGACTCCATCGGCGGTTTTGAGAAATTTGCCGAGTGGGGTCTTTTTTGATGGAGGTGAGGACGATGAGCAAGACAACAACTGAAATGCAGCTTGTGGCTATTTCCAAGCTGATTCCTTATGTAAACAATGCCCGCACCCACAATACACAGCAAATCAATAAACTCCGTTCTTCTCTCCGTGAGTTCGGATTCATCAACCCTGTTATCATCGACAGAGAATTTAATGTTATCGCAGGCCACGGAAGAATCATGGCGGCGAAAGAAGAGGGCATCAACGAAGTGCCTTGTGTGTTCGTGGACTATCTAACTGAGGCACAGAAGAAAGCATACATTATTGCCGACAACCGAATGGCAATGGATGCAGGCTGGGATGAGGAGCTTTTGAAGGTGGAAATCGAAGCGTTGCAAGCAGAAGATTTTGATTTAAGTCTGACAGGCTTTGATGAAAAAGAACTGGCTGGATTTTTTGATACTTCCGATAACGCAAAAGAGGATGATTTTGATGTGGATACGGAATTAGGGAAGCCGCCTGTCACAAAAACAGGTGACCTCTGGTTGCTTGGCAACCACAGACTGCTTTGTGGGGACAGCACCAAGGAGAAAAGCTATACCCTGCTTATGAATGGCAAGAAAGCAAACCTTGTGGTAACCGATCCTCCGTATAATGTGAATTATCAGGGCACCGCAGGCAAAATCAAGAATGACAACATGGAAAATGACAAGTTCTATCAGTTTCTGCTTGATGCGTTCACCTGTATGGAAAAGGCAATGGCGGATGATGCCAGTATCTATGTGTTCCACGCAGATACGGAAGGTTTGAATTTCAGAAAAGCATTCTCAGATGCAGGATTTTATCTTTCCGGAACGTGTATCTGGAAAAAGCAGAGCCTTGTTCTTGGCAGAAGTCCTTATCAGTGGCAGCATGAGCCTTGTCTGTTCGGTTGGAAAAAGAACGGCAAACACCAGTGGTATTCCGACCGCAAACAGACAACCATATGGGAGTTTGATAAGCCGAAGAAGAACGGTGACCATCCTACCATGAAACCTGTTCCTCTGATTGCCTATCCTATTAAGAATTCAAGCATGAGCAACTGCATCGTGCTTGACCCGTTCGGTGGTAGCGGCAGTACCATTATTGCCTGTGAGCAGACCAACCGAATCTGCCACATCATCGAATTGGATGAGAAATACTGCGATGTTATCGTAAAACGCTATATTAAGCAGGTCGGCACTACGGAAAATGTGTCTGTGGTTCGTGACGGAAAAACCATTCCGTTTGCAGATGTGGAGGTGTCTGCCGATGGAGAATAACAACTTAACACTGGGAAGTTTATTCTCTGGTTCGGGTGGGTTTGAACTTGGCGGCTTGATTTCCGGCATTACCCCTTTGTGGGCATCGGAGATAGAGCCGTTTCCTATTCGTGTCACAACAAAAAGAATGCCTTGGGTAAAACATTATGGAGATGTTTCCGCAATCAGCGGTGCCGTTCTTCCGCCTGTGGACATCATTACCTTCGGCAGTCCATGTCAGGATATGTCGGTAGCGGGAAAACGTAGCGGTCTTGACGGGGAGCGTTCCTCGCTTTTCTATCAGGCAGTGCGAATCGTAAAAGAAATGAGGTGCAAAACCAATGGAAAATATCCGAGATTTATCGTCTGGGAAAATGTACACGGTGCGTTCTCCAGTAACAAAGGAGAAGACTTCAAGGCAGTCCTTGCATCTGTATGCTCGGTCAAAGCCGATTCCGTTTCTATCCCTGTCCCTCCGAAAAGAAAATGGACAAGCGCAGGACACATTGATGTGGCAGAAGGATTTGATATTGCCTGGCGAACATTCGATGCACAGTATTGGGGAGTACCCCAGAGAAGAAAACGTATCTACCTTGTCGCAGATTTTGATGGCGAGAGTGCCGGAAAAATATTATTTGAGTCCGAGGGCGTGTCAGGGTATACTCCGCAGGGCTTCCGTTCGTGGCAAGGAACTGCCGGAGGTGCTGAAGAAAGCATTGGAGCGTCAAGCCTCTGCCTAAATGACCAAGGCGGTCAGCAGATGAATGTGACAGAGGATCTCACCGCAACCCTTCGTGCAACATCCAATCATCCACCCCTTGTATTTGAAAATCACGGTCAAGACACCAGATATAAAGGTCCTCTTTATGTGGCACAAACAGTGCTTTCCGCTTACGGAACAGGCGGAAACAATCAGCCGTTCGTATTGGAAACGCCGAAAACGCTGAAAATCCGTTCCGGATGTGATGGCGGAGGTAAAGGAGCGTTGATACAGGAAAATAAATCTGCAACGCTCTCCTGTAATAATGACCAAACGGTGTTCGTACCCAAGTGCTATGGTATCTGTTCCAAGGACAGCAACTCTATGAAATCGGACAATCCGCACAGCGGCTTTTATGAAGCGGAGACTTCAAGATGTTTGGATGCCAACGGCGGAAATCCGTCATGCAATCAAGGCGGCATGGCTGTGGTGGCGGTGCAGGGTTCCATGATCGGCAGAGCCGAGAAGAACGGTCCTCAGTGCAGCGGCATCGGAGAAGATATCAGCTTTACGCTTAATACGGCAGACCACCATGTGGTGGCATTCTGTGAAAAGACTGCCACCTTATCTGCCAATGACGGCCCAAAGGGTCCTTCCAGTCAGCAGCTGAAGAATCCAGAATCCAACTTCGTATGCGAGGAAGTCTACGGCATCGACAGAGCGGCATTCAACCAAGGGCAAAATGCAAAATTCGGCTTTGCTGTGGAAGAGGAGTTGGAACCGACCATTGTGGCAAAAGGTCCCGGTGCGGTTGCACATTCTACCTATTCTTCCAGTAAAGCATCCTTTTTTACAGAGGTTTCTGAGGAGATGACAAACACACTGGTGGCTACGGATTATAAAGATCCGCCCATTGTGAATGATGAAAATGCTATGGATTACATTGTTCGCCGTCTGACTCCAACGGAATGTGCAAGGCTGCAAGGATTTCCCGACTGGTGGTGTGATGATCTCGGTACGGAAAACCCAACTGATGAAGATATTTCGTACTGGACTGAGGTATTTGAAACGCACAGAAAGCTTGTTGGAACTTCAAAAAAGCCGAAAACGGAAAATCAGATAGTAAAGTGGCTGAAAAATCCACATTCCGATTCTGCGGAATATAAGATGTGGGGCAACGGTGTGGCACTTCCCAATGTTTGCTTTGTGCTTTCTGGTATTGTGTACTACTCACAGTTTCCTGCAGAATAATTTGCAGATTATTCTACACCTAAAATGCTTGATATATGTGCCTTTTAGAGTGATATATGTAGTACCGAAAAAACAAAGGAGGTACTCAGAATGAGAGTAGAATTTAACAGAACGGGAGCAGAAAGAAAAGCACTGGTTACGGCTATTGCGGAAATTCTTGGAACAAAGCCAAAATACATGGGAATGCCAACTGCGGCATATGACTTTGGGGGGCTTATTATTGATAAGAGCGGAGCGTTGGAGTTTGAAGACAACGTGTTCCCAAAGGATATCCATGACCTTTTGTATCAGCTTGCCGAGCGTGGCTTTACAACCGCCGACAGCGAAGAAAAAGCACTTGCCGAGGAAGTAGCCGAAGAAACGGATACCGAGCCACAGGGCGAAAGTACTGCGTTGGCAGTGGCAGTTCCGCTTGAAACAGTTGCAGTCGAAAACCTTACAAGACTTCTGGAAGTTAAGGGACAGCTGATTCAGAAGGCACTGGGCATTACTGAACTACCTATAGAAGTTACTGAGGATGCGGTTTCATTCCCTTGGTTTGACACCATTCCCGATGCAGACACAGCAAAAGCCTATACCGACTTTATTGCCGCACTGTGTAGGATGAGCAAGGAGCAGAAACGCATCAACTCCACAGAAAAGGAAGTAACCAACGAGAAATACGCATTCCGCTGTTTTCTTCTCCGCCTCGGATTCATCGGAGCAGAATATAAGGCAGACCGAAAGATTTTGTTGAAAAATCTGACAGGCAGCAGTGCATTCAAAACAACAAAGGAGGCGGCAGCGGATGAGATTTCCGAGTAAAGAGATTGTGGAGCAGGTACGCAGGCAATACCCTGTCGGTACAAGGGTGGAGCTTGTGGAAATGGATGATTTTCAGGCACCGCCAATCGGCACCAAAGGAACTGTTGAAGGCGTGGATGATACGGTATCACTCCTTGTGGCTTGGGATAACGGCTCCCGTTTAAATGTGGTTTATGGCGAAGATGAAGTACGCAAAATATAGTAAGTCAACAACAGATATACACAAGATGTTGTGCAGAACATTGTGTAGTAATCGTATTGCTATATCTGCCAAAAAGAGCGAATATGTGTACAACGAAAAAAGAAAACGGAGGTACACACCATGAACGAGAAAACCACAAAGCAGATTGAAGAAATGAAAACACAGACCATCGGCGTTGAGGTTGAGATGAACAGCATTACCCGTGAGAAAGCCGCCAAGCTTGCCGCTGATTTCTTCGGCACAGGCAGATACAAGTACACAGCAAGAAGAAATGGCTACGAAACATGGAGCGCATGGGATGCGGACGGCAGAGAATGGAAATTCCAAAAGGATGTCAGTATTACAGGACCGGACAGCGAAAAATGCGAACTGGTAACGCCAATCCTTAAATACGAGGACATGGAAAGCTTGCAGGAACTTATCAGAAGACTTCGCAAGGCAGGAGCCAAGAGCGATGCAACAAGGGGATGCGGAGTTCACATCCACATCGGAGCAAACGGACACACTCCACAGACTATGAGAAACCTTGCAAACATTATGGCAAGCCACGAAAGCCTGATTGCAGATGCCTTAAACCTTGATCGAGGCAGAATGCACCGCTACTGCAGAACGGTAAACCCTAACTTCCTTGCAGAAGTCAACAGGAAAAAGCCAAAGACAATGGCTGATTTCGCAGACATTTGGCACACTGCCAACGGAGCAGGCTGCGGCAGAAACCACCACTACAATGACAGCCGATACCATATGCTGAACTACCATGCTACCTTTACAAAGGGAACAATCGAATTCAGACTTTTTCAATTTGACGCTCCTGCGAACGGCAGACAGAATGGACTTCATGCCGGACAGCTGAAAAGCTATATTCAGCTTTGCCTTGCACTCAGCCAAATGGCAAAAACCGTAAAAACCGCAAGTTCGAAACCACAGCAAAACGAAAACCCTAAATATGCCATGAGAACTTGGCTTTTAAGACTTGGTTTTATTGGTGACGAGTTCAAAACGGCGAGAGAAATTCTTACAAAAAGACTTGCAGGTGATACGGCATTCAGAACCGCAAGAGCATAGCCTTGTAAAGCCTTAATAAACCGACCGCTTCGGCGGTCTTAAGGCAGTAGAAGGGTATGCTCTTCAGAAAGGATGAAAAATATGAAAAGAAGATACTACATTGCCTACGGTAGCAACTTAAATATGAAACAAATGAGATTCCGCTGTCCACAGGCAGAAATCATCGGAACATCGGAAATCAAGGACTATGAACTGCTGTTCAAGGGCAGTCAGACAGGCTCTTACCTTACCGTTGAAAAGAAGAAGGGCGGCAGTGTTCCTGTTGCTGTGTGGGCAACAACAGCGGCGGACGAGGCGGCACTTGACCGCTATGAAGGATTTCCCTTCTTCTATTACAAAGCCGAAATGGAACTGCCCGTTCAGGACATCCGCACAGGGAAAATAAAAAACCGCAAATGCTATGTTTACATCATGCATGAGGACAGACAGCTTGGCAGGCCAAGCCGCCGTTACATCCGCACCTGTCTGGATGGGTACAGAGCCTTTGGCTTTGAGAAAGAAATTCTGATGAGAGCCATCGAGAACAGCAGGAGGCTGAGCTATGAAGAATGAAAAAACAACCGCTTTAAAAATTTGTCCAAGATGCCATAAGACCTATCATGGCAATCCGGCTCTTTCAAGAGTGGACAACGAAACCTATATCTGCCCCGATTGTGGCACAAGAGAGGCTCTTGAAGGCATCGGTGTGGACAAGGATGAACAGGAAGAAATCTTGAACACCATCCACAGCTGCATAGGACAGTAAATAACTGAAAAAGAATACTTTTCGGGACTCCGCCGGGGGTCCTTTTTTCGTGGAGGTAATGGCGAATGAGAAAACTGAAGAAATACATACCCACCAAGTTCAAAGCCGAGGACAGCATTTATGATAAGGATGCTGCTGATTTTGCGGTAATGTTCATCGAAAGCCTGTGCCACACCAAAGGCACATGGGCAGGAAAGAAATTTGAACTTATCGACTGGCAGGAGCAGATTATTCGTGACCTGTTCGGCACGCTGAAACCAAACGGCTACCGACAGTTCAATACCGCCTATGTGGAGATACCGAAAAAGCAAGGCAAGTCAGAGCTTGCGGCGGCTGTGGCACTTCTGCTTTGCTGTGGTGACGGTGAGGAACGAGCCGAGGTCTACGGCTGTGCGGCTGATCGTCAGCAGGCAACCATCGTGTTTGATGTGGCGGCTGATATGGTGCGGATGTGTCCGGCACTGAATAAGCGTGTGAAAATCCTTGCATCGCAGAAAAGAATCATCTACACGCCAACCAACAGTTTTTATCAAGTTCTTTCTGCCGAGGCTTATTCCAAGCATGGCTTTAACATTCATGGCGTGGTGTTTGATGAACTGCACACACAGCCAAATAGAAAACTGTTTGATGTTATGACCAAAGGCTCCGGTGATGCCCGTATGCAGCCATTGTACTTCTTAATCACAACAGCGGGAACGGATACCAATTCCATCTGCTATGAAACGCATCAAAAGGCAAAGGATATCTTGGAGGGACGGAAAATCGACACTACCTTCTACCCTGTGATTTACGGTGCGGATGAATCAGATGATTGGACAGACCCAAGGGTATGGAGAAAAGCCAATCCGAGCCTTGATATCACAGTCGGCATTGATAAAGTTGAAGCTGCCTGCAACTCGGCAAAGCAGAATCCCAGCGAGGAGAATTCCTTCCGTCAGCTGCGTCTGAACCAGTGGGTCAAGCAGGCAGTCCGATGGATGCCTATGGAAAAATGGGATGCCTGTGCATTCCCTGTGGATGAGGATGAACTGGAAGGGCGTGTCTGCTATGGCGGTCTTGATCTTTCATCTACAACTGATATTACTGCCTTTGTTTTGGTATTTCCGCCACTTGACGAAGATGATAAATATGTTGTTCTTCCTTATTTCTGGGTACCGGAGGATACTCTTGACCTAAGAGTACGAAGGGACCATGTTCCTTATGACTTGTGGGAG